GTGTATGGAAACCTGCTATGGGATACAGATCGCCGGTATCATAAATCTACTTTTATCCAAAACGTGGCCCAGTATCAGCAATTAACCAGCGGCCCAACGGGTCAGGCTGGGTATTTCCATCATCTGTGTGGTAGTAGCCCGTATCAGTATGATAATTTCCGCATTATCTGGGACACGGTCAAGAATGGCTTCAGGTCTTTCGGCCGGTTATCTACTTTCAGCTACCTTGAATACCTGCGGATTATGGGGTTGCCCTTGGAGTGTGACCAGTTATTTCTAGATGATATGCAAGGCTCACGCAGTCACCGAAATGGGCTGTGTAAAGTTACAGGGCGGGATGACTTGGATTGGCATGGGTCAAACCCATCGTTCACAGGTGATTACACGGCCGAACAGTTAAAGGGCCTTGAAATAGCGGGAGAACGCCTTCTCAGGGATGCTAAGGAGCGGGCAATGGGCCAAACTTGGCTAGAGGACGTGAGTTATTTCACGCTTGAAAGTGCGCTATGCACGTATAAGTCTTGGCACCGTAAGAACCGCCGTTACCCCAACGTATACAATGATCTTCTTCATGACAGGATTACCCATGCTCAGCAACGGTGGATTCGCCCACGGTTAGACATATTCTGGGAGGCCCGCAGGGCTTACCTCCCGCCTAACCTGCGCCTTGAAGATAACCCGCTGGACGTGGGCTGTAGCCCACTCAAACAAAACCATTATCGGCAAACGGGCCAAGTTATTATGATGGAGCGGGATTGGGATTGCTTCAAGAATGATTATGCTGATAGGTTTATTACTGCATGAGTACCGAGCGAAACCTGCTATATATTGTCGGCTATCCGGGAAGCGGTAAGACTACGGCGACAGCCTTAGCCCTTGGCGATAATATAGTGTCTGTGGAACAAAAGCCGTTCGCTCACACGGTGTATGAAATAGAGAAAACCAATGTCGTAGAACTGGGCCTTAGACGGGAGCCATTTGGCGGGACGGATTGCTTGGCTTTAAGTGTTCAGCCCAAGGTGATTCAATGGCTGTCTGAGGATGCCCCTGATAAGCTGTACGATTGTTCTCTGGTAGTGGGCGAGGGGGATAGGTTGGGCAATACCAAGTTCTTTACTACGGCCGTTGATATGGGTTGGCGGCTTATCTTAGTCTATCTTAAAGTACCTGAATTAATGGCCCGCCGCAGGGCTTGGGAGCGTGGGTCAAGGTTTGATGAACCATGGTTGAAAGGGCGCATAACCAAAGTTAACAACCTAACGCAAGAACACAGTTCTAAGTTAGTAGTGTTAGACGGTAGCGGGCCGAAAGTTGATGTAGCACTTAAACTCCAAGAGGTGATAAGCAATGCCGGAATCTAAGTTATCTCCCCGCCGTATCGAAGCGGTGCAACGACAGCAACGAGCGTTGGAGTTACGCATGGCGGGCCGTACATGGCAAGAAATAGCTGATAATCTGGGGTATACCAACCACACGGGAGCGATAGCGGCTGTTAAAACGGCCCTCGCCAAGACACTAGAGGAACCAGCGGCCCATTACAGGGCATTAACACTAGAACGATTATCAAAGATTATTCAAGTTCATTGGCCGCTTATGCTCCAAGCAGACCCCACATCTACCCGCCTATGCTTGCAGGCTATCAAGGACACACGGGAGTTGTTAGGTCTAGATTCACCCACCAAGTATGAGCATTCTGGGCCAGATGGAGGCCCTATCAGACAAGAGGTGTTAACGCTAGATGTCGCCGATATTGCAGAAGCCATCTCCGTCTTACACGATGCTGGGGCAATTAGGGTGGAATCCAATGGATACCATCCGAGTCCCGTGGACGGCGAAATACATACCGCATAAACCCACGCCGAAACAGTATGCCTTCTTGATGCTGGATATACAGGAAGCCCTGTACGGTGGGGCGGCTGGTGGCGGTAAGTCCGACGCCTTGCTGATGGCGGCTTTACAGTATGCAAGCGTCCCCAATTATTCGGCCCTATTACTGCGCCGGTCTTACACTGATCTATCATTGCCCGGAGCGTTAATGGACAGAACTCGCCAGTGGTTATCTACTACTGACGCAGTATGGCGGGATAGTAATAAGACGTGGGTATTTCCGGGAGGTGGGACGCTAACCTTTGGTTATTTAGAACGGCCGGGAGATGAATACCGGTACCAATCCACCGAATTCCAGTACGTGGGGTTTGATGAATTAACCCAGTTCACGGAGACGCAATATAGATATCTTTTCAGCCGCCTGCGCCGGTTATCTGATACCAACGTCCCGTTGAGGATGCGGGCGGCATCTAATCCCGGAGGTATTGGGCATGAATGGGTTCGGGAGCGGTTTATAGACGCTGAAGGCACCGTCGAGGGGCGCATATTTATATCGGCCAGTTTACCCGATAACCCCTACCTAGATCAGGACGCTTATCTTAATTCTTTGCAACAATTAGACCCCATAACCCGTCAGCAATTACTGATGGGAGATTGGTCTGCTAGGCAACCGGGAAATCTATTCAAACGGGAGTGGTTTCCGGTGGTTAGTGAACTCCCCGTTATGGTCAATAAATCGGTTAGATACTGGGACTTGGCCGCCACGCCTGCCAAGCTGGGAACAGACCCAGATTATACGGCTGGGGTTAGGGTAGATTATGGGGCTGATGGGTTGTACTACGTGGTAGATGTGCAGAAAATGCGGGGTACTCCCGGAGAGGTGGAAGCCCTAATAAAACAAACGGCCGACATAGACGGCGGCGGTACACAAATTTTCATAGAACAGGAGCCGGGAGCGAGCGGGGTAAATACTATTTATCATTATGTGACAAGGGTATTGAAAGACTATACGGTGCGAGGCCAACGGGCCACTGGATCAAAGGTTGAGCGGGCTGGCCCAGTAAGCTCTCAAGCGGAAGTCGGGAATGTCAGGCTATACCGTGGGGCGTGGCTTGGCCCGTTCTTGGACGAGGTGGAGGCCTTCCCGCTTGGTGGGCATGACGACCAAGTAGATGCCCTGTCTGGGGCGTTTATGCGCTTACGTAGCCTGCACTCCCCCGAACCCCTAGTTCATCAGTTAGTAGGGGCTGGGCGCATAAGCCCAGCAAATAACCCGCTAGGTCTAGACCCCGACAACCCGATATACTGGGACAGGTGATTTATGGAAAGCAGTTGGAGTAGAAAGTATTACGGCGGTTTAACAGATGCCCAGCATCAGGCTAATGACGCTTGGTTTGAGCGGTCTTTAGCCCTGTTAACAGATAGGGGCGTGTTAATTGTGCCTAATTTACAGCTAACATTTAATAAACGTGGGGAGTGCCTTGAGTCGCCGAGAGTCGCTGAGAGTCCTGAGAGTCCCCGAGAGTCGTAGAGAGTCCCCATGTAACGGGCTGGTTTTAGTAAATTATCGGTATTCTAGCTATAAAATGGAGAGTCCATGAGAGTCGTGAGAGTCGTTGAAAGCCGTGCCAATGCGTAGAATATTTATCATTATTTTCATGGTTTGTGCGCTGGTGGTCTGGATTACGGTGGGGTTTATGGTCTGTTTAGCGCAGGCGTTGGCCCTGAGAGTCCTGAGAGTCGTGAGAGTCCGAAAAATGGGTTCCTCGACTCCGTTTTTTAAGATATTTTCTTGGTTCTAGCTACGAAACTGAGAGTCGTGAGAGTCGTAGAGAGTCGCTGAGAGTCCAATTTTAGGGAGGATAAAATGGTTTTAATTAATGCCAATGGGCTGAACCCCGTTGCCGAAAGTTTAATGCGTTGGATTCAACAGCAAGCGGACGAGCGGCGGGCAGATTATGAACTAGCCCGCCAGTATTACGGCGGCGAACACGACACAGCATTAACCGATAGACTAAAGAAGTTTCTACCGCCACGGTTACAGTTCAGGGATAACTTTATGGCGGTGGTAGTGGACACCTTGGCTGAGCGGCTAAAGGTTATGGGGTTTGCAGTAGAAAATGACACGGTGTCCGAATGGGCGTGGCAGATGTGGAATCTTAACCGGATGGACTATATGCAAACGGTTGTCCACACAGAAACGATTATGCTGGGGGATAGCTACCTGCTATGCGATTGGGATGAAGCCCACCAACGGCCACGCTGGACGCACCAGATGGCCGAGATGATAATACCCCACTATAACGAAATGAGCAGGGAAATTGATTGGGCGTCTAAGAAGTGGTTGCAACGCACAAAGATAGGGGAGGAGGCTGAAACCCGCTTAAATTTATATTACCCCGACAGGGTGGAGAAATACGTTGCGAAGGGCGGTGTGTGGGGCCGTTATCAGGACGACGCTGATGATGCTTGGCCTGTACCGTGGACAGCCCCAGATGGAACGCCGCTGGGCGTCCCTCTAGTGCATTTTCGTAACCGGCCCATGGGCGGGGATTTTGGGCAGAGCGAGATAATAAATGCTATCCCCATGCAAGACTTATTGAATAAAAGTTTAATAGACTTAACCATGATTCTAGACACGTTGGCATTTCCCCAGCGGTACACGCTG